CTCCGCGTGATAGCGTGTCAGCACGTCCGCCGCCAGCGCTTCAAGCTCCGGAAGAACGGGATAATCCGCCGAATATCCGGAAAACTGATACGGCGCTTCTAAAACCTCCAGCACCGTGTCCGGAAATCGGGGATCGTCAACGCGGTTCAGTACGCACCATACGCAAGCGGCTTTTTCCGTATCGGAAGCAATGCCGCGCGCTTCGCCGTAAAGCATTTTCGCAAGGGCTTCAACCTCTGCCGCTGGCGGCGTGTAGGTGGCGGGCTTGTCCCGCCCTTGTGTCACAAGAAGGGCTTGTCCCGCTGCCATTTCCGCCGTCAATCCTGCTGCCGAATTTGCCTTTTCAATATCGGGCGGATCGTCCGCCGGAAGCTCCGGCGCTGTCCCGCTCCACGGCATAAGCCCCGCAAGCAAGCCCGCTACAATCAGCACGGCAAGGGTAAAGGCGAACTTCCGGCGCGCCCGTGCGCGTCTGCGGCGCTCCCTCTGTTGCCGCTGTTTTCTCTGATCCTCCGCCGATCGGTAGCAATTCCGCGTGTAGTCGTTCGCCCGCTCAATGCAAGCAAGGCTTCCGCACGTCTGCGGCATTTGCACGATCACGGCGGGCGCTCTTGCCCGCGTCATAATTCAACCCCGCTTGCGTCAAGGGCAAGCCACCAAGCCGGATTGTTCCGGAAGGCGTTATTCGGGCAATTCTCCGCGTCGCAATTCTCCGCGTCACACGAAGAACAAAAACGCTTGTGAAATTCATCGTCCCACGGCGCTTCAAGCACTGGAAGCGAACCCAGCAACGCGGCAAGTGTCGCCGTGTCCTTTGTGACGGCTTCAAATACCGTTCCTTTCTTTTCGTTCATGCTGAAACGCTCCCTTCCCACTTTCTTGTTCTGAAATCAACGGGATCGTCCGAATACTTGATGTAAATTTCTTCGTTCCCTTTGAAGCCGTCGATATAAAACTTGTTGAAGTACCGTCCTTCCGACACAAGCCAATATGCTTCCTGCATGATTGCTGCCACCGCTGTGTGCGGAACGGTCAACACTTGAAGCGGATCGCCGAAGAACGAAAGCGCCGTTTCCTTCTTTACGGATTTTTTGAAGTTTTCATACGCTTTCGTACTCGTTTCAATCGCCATTCCGAAAGTCGTTCCGTCAAACTCCGTTGCGTGAAATCCTTTTTCCATGTTGAATAGCTCCTTCCAAATTCCGAACCGCCGTCACGCGGTTTTATTCCTCGGTAGCGGCGCGGCGGTTTCCGCGCTGTGCGATATTGTCTTGAAAAACTGTTTGCGCGCGCTCTGCGCTGTATTTCCTTTGCTTGTTTTCGTTGCGTTCGCCCGTGTAGCCGCGCTTCAATTCTTCATAAACAGCGGCTACGCTACGCCCCAAATGTGCGGCAATGTCAACCGTGCGCGTTCCCGCGTTGTGCAATCTCTCAATTTCGCGGCGCTGATCGAACGTCAAATAACTGTATCCGTTCATCTTTCAAACCTCCTTCCGCCGTTTTCGGATAAAAAATAAGCAGGAAAAACCGTTTCGGTTTTCTCTGCTTTTAATGATACTCTTAACATCGGAAAAAGTCAAGAGTAAAAGCAGAAAAAATTGAAAAAAATTTATGAACACTTTTCAAGCGGCGGCGGCAAGGCATTTTTCAAACCGCATTTCGGCGGTTTCAAAGCCTAATATCTCGCGGGGATAGTTATTGATCCACGTTTCGACGCGCTTAATATATGCGGCGGTTACTTTCCGGAAGTCCGTTCCTTTCGGCAAGAACCGCCGTATCATTTTGTTTATATTCTCGTTTGTCCCTCTTTCGTATGCGCTGTACGGGTGGCAATAATAAACCGTCGTGCGCTTCTTGTTCCCGTATACCGATTTTTCGATCGCTTCGCAATTCAAGAATTCCGAACCGTTGTCAACGGTAATTGATTTGAATATCTTTGCAAACTTCCGCCCGTATTTCCGTTCCAGCTTGTTCAGCGCCGCCACGACGCTGGCGGAAGTGTGATCCGGCATTTTGATAATAATTTCGCGGCGCGTCAACCGCTCCGAAAGAACAAGCAAAGTTTCCTTCGTTTTCTTCTTTCCCTCGACGCAATCCATTTCCCAATGTCCGAAGGTTTCGCGATCGTTGATTTCCTGCGGGCGGTTCTCTATGCTTTCGCCAACGGACGCGCGGGCGGATTTCCTCTTCACGCCGTTATACTTGCGCTTCCGCTTCCCGCCTTGCGGAAGGTTCTTCCGCTCCAGCCGCAAAAATATTCCCTTGTCGATGTAGTTATAAATCGTCTTTTCGCTGATCTCTGTTTTGAAGGAAAGCCCCAGCGTCTTGATCTCTCCGACGACGGCGGCGGGCGAATAACCTTCATCAACAATCTTCCGTTCGATGTACTCCGCCAATTCGTGATCGTCGCCGATCTTTAATTCGCCGCCCTTCGCCTTCAAGTTTGCTTCATAGCGCTGTTGTGCTATGTCCGGCGAATAGCGTTCTTCGGTCGTCAAGTCGGAATTCAAATGCGTATACGTGCCGCGCTTCAATTCTCTGTAAATCGTGGTATTGTGAACGTGAAGGCGTGCCGCGATCTGTAACGGCTTCAAACCTTCCTTCAATCCCTTTTCGATTTTAAGACGATCGTTCCACGTCAAGTGTTTGTGCATTGTCATTTCCTCCCCGATATAAAAACAAAAGGGCGGCATATCCTGCCGCCCACGCCCGTTACTGCTTGCGTGCCGCTTCACAAAAGGAAGCGATAAATCGCTTGATCTCTGTTGTCGGTGTCGTTCCTTTGATTTCGCAAGCCTTCTTGAATTCCTCTAACACTTCCGGTCGAAGATCGAGCGGGAAGCGGGCGTAATTTTTCCGGATATGCTTTTGCTGTGCCGTGTAGTCCTTGTTCATGCCGCCACCTCGTTTCGTTTTCTATATTATAATATATACGTGCGTATATGTCAATAGATTTTCCAAAATTGCCACAAAACAAAGCGACGACGGGATCATTCCCGCCGTCGTTATTCGTCTATGCCTAAAAGCCAATTTACCGAAACGCCCAGCACTTCCGCGAATGTCTTTAACTCGAAATCAGATACGAAGCGCGTTCCGATCTCAATTCGGCTTATGCTGTCCCGCTCCATGTTTACGCCCTTCAACTGTATTCGGGCGGCTAAATCCTCTTGTCGCAACCTCTTCACAACGCGGGCTTCCCGTAATCGGTCGCCGCAAATGTTCTTTTTCCCGCCATAATCATATATTTTCATGCTTTACGCCCTCTTAATTCTTATCATTTGCAAATTATGTGTGAATATTCTGCTTTATTCTTGATTTTAGCGCATTAAAAGTGTATAATTGTGTTAAAGGTCAGAATGGGCGAACTATTCAAATAAAGTTTACAAACGGAAGGGGGATATACCTTGAAGAAATCTGTTATCGCGCTATGGATCGCCGCCGCGCTGTTCCTTGCGTGTTCGTTTACATTCCTGCCGGACGGGATCGGCGAATTTGTTTGTGGCGTTGCGATCGCCGCCGTGCTTGCCTTCCTCGGATATAGGCAACACAAAAAGCCGAAAGAAGCGCCCGCCGCTTCCTCTCCAGCACCCGCCGACGATAGCCCGTATGAATTCATACGAACAAAGATCGCGGGCGTTACATTCAAAGACGGAAGGAAAAGCCGTCAAACGATCCTGCGCCGCCTGTATTGGAAGGACGAACCCTTCGACAAGAACGCCGCCGAAGTCATACTTGAACGCGGCGAATACGAAGGAAAGCCCGCTTTCGCTGTAATGCTCAACGGCGAAAAAGCCGGATATGTACCCGCCGAACACGCGCAATTTGTCGAAGATAACTTCGATCGTTGCGACGGCGTAACGAATATCGAAGCATACCACGGAAAAGATGATATTTACGGCGCGGAAATCATCATTCGTTTTCGCAAAATCTGAACCAAATAAAAAAATCCCCCGTGAAGGCTCGAAAGCCCGCACGGGGGATTATGTTTTGTGTCAATTAAGCCGCTACGCGCGAAGGGGGAAAGACGCGCGGCGGTTCTTTATTCGCCTTCGGTCTGTCCCTCTTCAATAACGCCGAAATATGCAGGAAGATCAAAGACGGCGGCTTCAATAAGTTTGTCCAAGCTGTCCGCGTCAATCTTGAAGCCCTTTTCGGTCAAAAAGTCGATAACATACGCTTTCTTTTCCGCGCCCCTGCCGCTTCCGGTGTAAATCTGTTCGGCGGCTTCGACGGCAACCGTTACCCACATTTCGATCTGCTCGAACTGTGCGGCGGAAGTCTTGCTTCTGATCCAAGGGATCACGACGGCGGAAATAATAGCCGCAATCAGCATGATAACGGCTTCAATAATCACGTTAAGATCAATAGTCATTGTTTGTATCCTCGCTTTCTGTTACTTCGATTTGTTCTTTTTTCTTGATACGTCCGACGATCACTTCGGCAATTCTCTTCGCCATCATTACGCCGCATTCAATCACGACGGCGCGGAAATACCATTCGATCAATACCGTTTGTTCCGTCCGCGTGACAAGGAACGAAACATACTGCGCGGCAATGAAGATCAACGTTGTAATTCCGATCGCTACAATGAACCGCGTTGCGAAGCGTTCGTCAACAAGGAAGCCGCGTTTCTTCGCGTGCTTCGGTTTATATCTGCGTTTTGCCATTTTGTCCCCCTTCCTTTAACGCGCGGGCGCGTTGCGTAACACGTTTCGCGCGTTAGAATTGCGTTATACCAGCGTTAGATCGTCGGTGTTTACTGCCGCGACGACAACGCCGCCGTAAGCGATAACGGCGCGCTTGCCGTTGATCTCCTTTACGATGTGATCGCGCTTGTAGACGAAGGAAGCAAGCCGCCCGCCTGTATAGGTTTTTGCGCCTTCCTTCACGCGTACTTTGCTTCCGGCTTTGATTTCCTCCGCGCCGTCAAGGTCTGCCGCGTCCACCCAGCCGTACACGTTCGATCCGCCGCCCTTGACGGCGACAACGTGGTATTTGTGTTTGCCTTTGCTGTAAATGCTTGTGATCTTCGCTTTGCCGGAACGACAAGGCTTTCCGCTCGAAGCATTCGCGTTCGTGTAATGCGTGTTGCCCTTGAAGTCCACAATATCGCCGATCTTGAACCCCTGCGCCGTAGTGCTGGGCTTTTCTGCCGGAACGGTCGTATCCGTTGCCGCCCCTACATAGTCGATGTACGGTAATTTGCCGTGTTTCTTCCATGTGCGGGCATTGTATCCGGTTTTGCTTCCGATGTTTGCGACGGCTGTAATCTGAACGTCGTTATCCCAGCGCGGCGTGCATTCTACGCCCAGCCCGTCGCCGATATATACGCCGATATGCCCTTCGCACCACAACGCTTCGCCGACTTCGATTTTTGAAAAATCGGTCGTAACGCCGGAACAAACTTTAATCATCTGATCCGCGCCAATGTCCGGAACGCCGTTCACGGCATATCCTGCGCCGCCGTAACGTTTGGAAGCGTCGCCGCTCCAGCCCCACAAAACGCCCTTGATTAAGCAAACGCAATCAAAGCCGAATGTATCGGCGCTTGCGGCTTTAATCATTGCGGTTCGCGTTGCGTCCTTGTTGTACTTGTGGTTTGTGGTGTATCGCTGTTTGTTCTCCGCGTTCATGGGCGCGCCGAAGCACCCCATAACGTAAAGCGTCTTGTAATTCTTCGCAATGTCGATCAGCTTTTCGACGAATGCGGCGCTTTTCATCTTGCCCACTTTGTTTTCCTCCTTCTTTTCGGTGTCGCCCGCTCCGGCGTATTTATCAAAATACTTTTGTCCGTAGCTTGCGCGGCGTTCCTGCGCGGCGGCGCTCATATCCGCCGGACGCTCGAATTTCAGAAGCACGCTATCAGAAGCGGCGCGAACGGTCGTTGCGGTTTTAAGCGTGTTCAACACGGTTTTGTATCCGGTCGAAAGCTCCTTGAAGCAGAATTTCAACTGCATTTCAAGATCGCCGATCGACGCACCTTCGGAACGGGCGAAAGCAAGCAACGCTTCCTTTCTGCTCCAATACGTCCATTGTGCCAGCCCGTAGCCCGCGCAATCGCGCACGAAGTTTCCGTATGTTCCGTTGTCAACTGCCGCCGTGTAGCTGTCGTTCGTGTGTCCCAGCTTCTTTTCGTAGCTGTTTTGAAGGTTCTTCGGATTAAGCGCGCTTTCGGCGTAAAGATTGCCCATCAATCCCGCCGCGCCCGCCTCGGTCAATCCCTGCGCGATACAAAAATTCCATATTCGCGCTTCGTCGGTGTTGCCTTTAAGTGCCATTTGTACCTCCTTCGGATAAAAAGAAAACGGCGGGGAAGCCCCCGCCGCTGTCCGGTTACTCTGTTTGATCCATTCGCTGTTCGATATGGTCAAGTCGTTTGTGCGCCTGTTTTGCAGACGCTTCAACGGAAACAAGCCTTCCGACGAAATCGGTATTCGTCTTTCGCTGTTCCCTCTGTTCTGCCTTTACGTCGTCAATGCCGCCTTTGATGTAGCCCAATTCCGTAAGAATTGTTGCGTCGCTCTTTGCTTCTTTGGCTTTGTCGCTGTCCCTGTTGCGGACAAAAGCGACGTACCCGAATACAATAGCGCATACGGTACTAACAACGGAAAGAACGGTCATCATAGTTTCACCCATGTGTTATTCCTCCCCGCTGTTTACTTTCTCCCATTGCCACATACCCGCCGTGTCGGGCGGATATACGCAATTAGGCATATCAGCCGTTGCAAGGTAAACTTCGCCTTTGTAGCTGTAATATTTACCCGCTTCAACGTTGACAACAATTCCCGCCGTTTCCGGATACGGGATCGGATCGTCAATCGTGCCGCTTGCGCTGATCTCGATATGGCGATAATATGCGAAGGTCGTTTCGACGGGATACGCGGCAACGTTTGAAGTGTGCGGCGCGATAACTTCGTAATAGTAATCGCCGTATTTGAAGATTTCGCCGATCGTGTTGTATGCGTGCTTGTCCTTGAATTCGTCGTATGCGATAAGCTCCGCCGATTGAAGGATCATTTCGTCGGTAATGACGTTCGTATTCGCCGCCCGATCCTGCACGATCTGCGCTTTGAAGGAAAGGGAAAGCAAGGCGGCGTTGTTTGCTTCCGCCGCCTTTACTGCTTCAACCTCTTTTTTGAGCGCGGCGTTACCGCCGCCGTTTTTGTTATGCGTTACACTCATTCAAAGTTACCCCCGATCCCCGATACCCAGCAATTTGTCAGCGCTGTTCCGCGCTTTACTGTTACACGGATATTCAAGCCGTATTGTGCCGCCGTGTTCATCGTATTTTCAAATACGTGGGCGTGTCCGGCAATAACGGCGTTCGTGCAATCTTCCCAAACAGGGGAAGTGTCGAACGGATTGTTTGTTGCTTCAACCTTGAATTCGCCGCCCGCCGGAATATCGCGCGTTACCGTGATATTACAGCGTGTCGGCTGGCTCTCCGCTTCCAGCGGTTCGGTCAGCGTGATAACGAAGCCGTCAATCGCCTTCGTAAAGGTCAATGTGCGGACGGCGCTATTTCCTGCGCTGTCGGTCGCCGTGATCGTGATTGTGTGGATCGCGTTTGAAAGCGCCGTGAAGCTGTCGTCGATAACGGAAAGCGTCTGCGTTTCGCCCAGCTTGACGTTATTCTTCGTCGCATGAACTGCGCCGTCGATCTTTTCAACGACGTTCACAACGTCCGCGTCGGGATCGGTTACGCTGTATTCGTAGGCGAAGCCCTCGCGCTTCACGCCAAGATCGGCGTTTGCGCCGCTGATAACGGGCGGCTGATTGTGAATTACGGCAATATCGCCGCTTGTGGTGTATGCGGAATAATTGCCGTAGCTGTCTTTTGCGCGGACGCGGTATTTCAGCGTGTTCCACGCGGTCGAAACTGCTTCCGTGAAAGTCTGCGCGGCGGAACTCTGAACTTCCGTCCACGCTCCGCTGTTATAGGAACGTTCAAAGCAGTATGTCAGCGCGTCGCCGTCCGGATCGGTCGCCGCCGCGCAAGATACTTCGATATTCTGCCCGCTGTATGCCGTCGCGGGCGCTGTGATACCGGAAGGCGCGGAAGGCGCGCTATTGTAGATAATTTCGTAATTACCATCTGCGTTTGTGGTATCAGATACCAAGATTGAAGATGATAGATTACAAAGCGGGCGAACGCCGTCGTCGCCGTAGTACGCG